GATTTGCTCTCTTCAACACTATACAGCATCAGAGATGGTGAGGTCGACGAGCTTTACAAAAAAGTAGCCTTTCTTGATGGTGTCAAGAAAGCAGGTGGAATCGAGAAGATTTCAGGTGGTATCAAGATTCAGAGACCACTATCTATCCAAGAGCATAGCACAATCACACAGCTAGCAACCGGCTACGAGCCAGTTTCTCTCGCTGTAAATGACGTTCTAAGGCCAGCAATTTACGATTGGTCAGACTTCGTGGCCCCCATAGTGGTTACCAAACGCGAGGAAATGGAGAATAGCGGAGAATACGCAGTTGTAAAGATTGTTGAAGCAAGAATGAAGTCCGTAATGGGCATGTTAAGGCGTGAACTAAACAAGCAGATTCTAGTTGGTAATTCAACAGTTCTAACTTCAGTTAACACCTTGAACGGCTCAAGCGCTGGTGGAACTGGTTTCCTAGAGCCAAGGGCAACAACCGCTCAAACCAACATTGTCGGTGGAATTTCTAAGGTAACTTTCCCAGTTCCTGGTTGGCTAAACCAATTCAGCAACGGCGCAGTAACTGCAGACTTCATGACCAACCTATACAACATGTACATTGCAGCTAACGCAGTAGCTCCAATGGGCGATATCAGCCACCTAATCCTATCACAAGGTGCCCTAGCTAGATACAGAAAGGAACTATTCGATGTTCAGCGTTTCATTGATACCAAGACACTTGACGGCGGAAGAATGGGCCTAGCTTTCAACGGCGCCCTAGCTGAATCCGATCCTGAGATGGGCTTTGGTACCGGTGTTGTAGGTGAGACACTAGACGCATACATGCTAAACTACGATGGTATCAAGCTTGTATTCCATAACGATGGTGACTTCGCAGTATCTCCTTTTGAGCATATCTCTGGTACAACTGCAAGAAGCGCACAACTTTATGTTAAGTGCCAGCTTGTAGCAGACTTCCTCGGCGGCCAAGCTGTCGGTGTAAATCTACAGTAATTAAACCTATAAAATAGAGGAAAAAATAAAATGGCTACTTCAACATTAATTCAATATTTAGAGACATCACAGAAAGATGGCTTTGGCAACACAGTTGCTGTCGGAACTGCTTCACAGAACAGAAACCAGACAGAAGTATTTGTCGCAGCTGTAGCAATCTCTGTTGGTGATCTAGTCTCTCTAGACTTAAGAGCAGCAACTTTGGACGGAACCAAGCTAGTCTCAGTAGTTCCAGCAGATCTAAGCTCTGCTGACACGCTGGGCGTAGTTGGTGTCGCTACAAGCGCAGCAGCAGTCGGAGAGAAGGTAACTGTAGTTCTAAAGGGAATTGCTCTAGTAAATGCAGATGCAGGTATCGCCGCAGGTGATGCACTATCAGTATCAGCAACTGGCGCTGGCGCAACCGCTGGCTTCGTAGCAAAAAGAGCAGCAGCTGATCTTTACACCTGTGTCGGTGTCGCTCTCGAGGCAACTGGCGCAACTGTAGCAAACCAGGTTAAGGCCCTAATCTACAAAGTTTGGTAATTTAAAAAAGTCCAACATACAAGAGCCCCAGGCATCACCTGGGGCTTTTTTGCTTTACCAAATGTACATTAATGAGAGGTTTTCATTGCCATGACATTCTTTCATTTACTAGCACAAGTAGAAACCGTTGAAGATTACAACTTTATAAATTATATTATGGCAAAATATTTAAATAATGAATGTTTATTTTCACCAATAGATAATATAACATTCTTCTTATGCTATGAAGACTTGGAAACTTTCAAAGATATTATTATAAGGAATAAATAAATGGCAAATCTCGCAGCTTTAAAAGATAAAATCAAAAATATTACCGACTACAGCCCAGAATTGGCAGCTTATAATAATTCTTTAGATGAATTGATTAATGATGCTTACTTTTCTTTATGGACTACAAAGCGTTGGAATTTTGGTTTTAAAGAAGTTTATCTAAAAGTAATTCCTGATTTGCAGCCAGGCAGAGAAAATCCAACTGGCGCAGACGTAACCGCTTCTGTAATAAAGGGCAGTAGACAGGTAAACTTTTCAAGCGCTATGGATCGTTTGTCTCCAAAAGATTTCGAAGGACAACCAGTTGAAATCCAAGGCTACGAATATATAATTTCAAAAGTAACAAGTGGATCCCAGATTATTCTTGACCAACCTTTTGTAGGAACAACCTCTAACACAGATTCAACTTGGTCAATTAAAAAAAGATTTTATGATTTACCACAAGACAATATTGAATTATTAAGTTTATCTCACAGAGATGTTCCATATACAAACAATGGAGCTGGGCAATTTCCTCCTTATGGAAAATTAATTGGTTTAATGCCAAGAAAGGACGAAGAGCTTAACTTAAGAATGGATTATGCAGCTTCTTATGCCGAAGCTTACGTATGGTCTGCTGCAGAAAATATTGCTCCTGGTGAGAAGTGTGGCGTTGCAATTGTTCCAAAAGAAGATAACACAGGATTCTTAACTAATAGCTTCCTAGAAGTATGTTGGGCATTTGAAAAAGACGGAAAAATTGGTCCTTTATCTAGACCAGAGATTGTATCTTTTACAGGAAATTCTTCTTCATTTGCACTTACAATATCATTCGTAAGTTGGGATGATCAGCCAATCTTTGCGGATGGCTTTAATAGCTTTGATATAAAACCTACACAATGGGAAGGAATGCGCAAAGTAGTTTTCTGGAATGCAAATTTTAGCAGAACTACTGGAGAAAGACTTGGACTTCCAGTTTGGAAGCATTTTAATGTAGGTGGAGCAACAAGAAATACAACCGGATATCTAAATAACGTAATTGCTGAAGATACAGCTTTAAATGTTACAATATCATTCTTTAATCAAATTGATGCAGGAAATCCAAGATATATTGAATATGATGGTCAGCATTCAAGAATAAGACCTTATCCAAGAATTGATGCTTGGGATTTTGAAGTATCTAAACTAGCAAGTGGCGGTGTTTATACAACCGTTCCGCTCGACTATGTAAGAAAACTTGTTGCAAGATACTACTATAAGCCAAAAGCTTTGGGATTAGCAACAGATTCTCCAGAATTACCAAATGAATTTCATCAATTAATTGTTTACAAAGCATTACAAACAATCTATGAAAAGCTAGGACAAGTAACACAGTCTGAGATGTACCAAGCAAGATTTGATAAAGAAATGAAAGGTTTGGAGAAAAGGTACGTCGATCATATTGATTCAGTTGTTCAGCGTGGTCAATTTGGAATGTTTGGTGATAGATTTGTCTATGATTATCAAAGTCTAAGGAAGTTATCATAATGTCTGTAAAATATAAAACATACAATAATATAGAAGCAGCAGGTCTAGATCAACGTTATAAAGGAGAAATAGGCAAAGCTGATTCTATCTCAAACTTTCGTAGAGATCCAGAAGGTGGAGGTTGGCTTTCCGACAGAGGAATTGAACCATGGTGGAATCCAGGAACAGCTTCGTTTTTGGTTCCAGGTACCGGTGCTGATCAGTTTTTGTCAGAAAAAATAGATTCTGTTTATGTTTGGACAAAACAAAACGGAGAGCAGTCTTACGTTCTTATAGAGCAAGCAGGTGTCTTGTATTACTTATGGGGAGCAAAGAAAGGCACTGCTGCAACTGATTTTTTTAGAGATAGAATAATTTTAGATACAGGAAGACATATTCCAAAAGCAAATGAAGCTGGAACACAATATATTCCTTATGGCAATAGACTTTTGATTATCAATGGTGTAGATAAGCCAATTTGGTTTTACATTACCAACACCACAACCTGAATTACTAGATATTCAACCTAATTATCTAGCAGGAATAAGATTACAAGAAGGTGTTGCTTGTCCAAACTTTAAAGCAGCAGATAGTTACATTGGTCTAGGTGATGTTTCAACAGATGATATTTCTGCTTATACATACAAGATATCAATGATAATGGATACTGGATCTGAATCACCACTTTCTTCGGCAGCTACAGTTACCTGGACCATCCCAAGTGATGGCGATACACATAGAAAGTTTGGTGTCTTAATAAAAGGACTTCCAGTTGGAAAAGAAGGTTGTGTAGCAAGAAGAATTTACAGAACTAAAAACCAAAGAGATTCAACAAAATCAACAGCTCAAGATGGTGTGTTTTATTTTGTAAAACAAATTAATGATAATTCAACTGACTTTTTTATTGACATTATTCCAGATCAGTCACTTGTAAATCGTGCAACATTAGATTCTGATTCAATTGTAACAGAGATGGGATATTCCTTTGGAACAACTTGGAACGGCAGACTATGGCTTGCAGGTGGAAGTTCACATCCTACCAAGATAATCTATTCAGCACAAGGTTTTCCAGAGCAGTTTGGAGCATTTAATTTCTTTGAAATTGGAACATCAAAAGGCGGACAAATAACTGGTTTAACTACTTATTACAACAATCTTTTGGTATTTAGAGAATCATCAATAGAAGTAATAAGAGCTGAATCATCTGGCTTATTTACAATATCACAGCTATCAACGACAATAGGAACTACAGCAACAAATACAATACGCTTGGTTCCAGATGTTGGCGTTGTATTCCTAACAAAAGACGGCTTCTATAACATCTCTGGTGGTCTTGATGGTGGATCGGCTGTCCAGATTACAAAAATTTCTCAGAATTTAACAAAAGAAGTTCAAAGAATAAATGTCTCTGCTCTTCCAAGAGCTTACGCTGCTTATTCACCAAAGGAGAAGGAATACTGGTGTCACTATATACCAGCAGGTTCAACTATTCCTTCAAGAGGGCTTGTGCTACATCTAGATAATCTAGAATGGTCACAAAGAAAAGCTTCTGATAAGAGCCTTGATTATTTATTTTACTTTACTTGCTTAACCGTAGATGACGCTGGAAACTTCTTGCTTGGCACAAAGCCAACATGGATGCTAGATAATGGATCTCCATCTGATCCTAGCGTTTTAAACGCTAATGGATACCTTGCAAACCTTCACGTATGGTCTGGTGCCAATAGCTGGGGAAACCGCCTCAGATTGTCAACAAAGCTCCAGAATTCATGGACTTACACACTATCTCCAGTAGCTCTTCTACAGAATAGCTGGGAAAGCAACTGGATAGACTTTGAAGATAATTCTATAAAGCATCGTGTGTTTTCTGTTGAAGCAGAAATTATTACATTTGGTGACAATTTGCTATTTTTAGATTGGGGATTTGATCACGATTATACTTGGAATAGTGCTGGCGGCCAAAAAATGGCAAAGCCTGAAACAGTATTTACTACATCTGAAGATGCTGTACTTGGTCCGCAAAATTCTACAATATCAAAGTCATTTTTTATAATTGGTCAAACAGTATTATCTGATCAGAAAGTAACAAGAATTAGGTGGGATGTAAATACAAAGCTTGTTGATACGTTTAGATTTAGATTAAGATCTTCAGGATATCCATTTCAAGTATTGTCATACCATATAAACTTTGATTCAAGAGATCAGGCTCCTTTGAACCAAAGAGCTACTGGTGCTAGATCATCACAGCCATACTAAGGAGGTATAATGGCAAAGACTTTTACACAGATTCCTCAGCATACTTATAATCAAGCAAAACCTGAGACTTTTAATAGGAATTTGGATAGATATTTATCAGAATTCAATGGCAAGTTAGATTCAAATAACATGCCTGTTGATACAATTACAAAAACTGCTTTAGTGCCACCAAAAAATGTTTCAGGATATCCTGTTGCAGGTGCTGTATCAAAGACAGCAAGCAGCTTTCCAACGCAAGCTTATTTTCGATCAAGAAGGTCCTCTTCTTTTGAAGGAGCTTCTGACGTTTGGACACCAATGCTTGCAATTGACTTGGACAGCGATCCTTGGTTTAGAGGATACAATAACCTAACAGATTATTCTAATTTTTCTAACTTTCCAATTCAAGCTACTTGTAAGGAAGGAATGATTTTAGGTTGTGCAACAATAGATTGGCATCACGGTTGTCAAGTATTTAACTTAACCATTCCAGAATCAGATCCTCCAGCTTCATCTGCTGAGGCTGTTGGTTACGGATGGTGGACACAGTGGGGCGTATTTGTAAATAATATTTTAGTTGCAACATCAGGTAGAATTTATCCTAGAAGACATACAACACAGATTCCATTCACAGTTCCAGTAGGAAGTCAAGATGTAACCGTTGATGTTAGGTTTATCACAAATACTTGGAGAGAACCAGGTGGCCCAATAAACGAAGATAATTCAACAAAGCTATATATTTTCTCTGCAGATCTTTGGATTCGTAACACTTATAGATAAAAGGATTTAAATGTCAATAGTAAATAAAGAATTTTATGAAGCTGGAGAAGTTTTAACTGCAGCTGCTTTAAATAAGCCATACGATGACTTGGTAACTGCAAGTGGCCAAATTAATGATACAAATTGTGCTACAGGCTTTATTACTTTAAAGCATATGGATACATCAGTCCAAAACTGTAATCAATTTTATTTTTATCAAAATCCAACCTATACACAGCGACCTTATACATTATCAACTTGGACTACAATATCAGATGGTGTTACGCCATGTGAAGTTGCTTTAAATTATGCTCCAGAGCAGTATGAAATACTACGTGTAGATGGTGGTGGTTTAGTAGCAGAGGTTGAATGTATAGATGACTTTGATTATGCTGGACCTCCTTATGTTCCAGGTCCTAACTTAGGAAAACCAAATTATTATGCTTTTAGAATTGTATTAAATTACAACGATGGCGCAGGAACATTGCAGAAAATTCTTGGATATTGGGGATATTCATTTACTTCAAATTCTTATGAAAAGTATTACACCGCAAAATTAAATACAGATTTTGCACATCAGTTTCAGCCATTTGCTTTTTCAGATATAGAACAATACACTGGTACAACTGGTGTAAGAACATATGAAAAACTTATACTGCAAGTTGCTGTATTTCAAAGTGGAATAAATACAGTTAATATTTCTAGACATCAACTACACGCAATAAGAGGAATGAGATAATGCCATTTGCAAAACCATATAATTATGTAGATGGATCAGTATTAAGTGCTACTGGTCAAGATAGCAACGAAACAGCAGCAAAATGTTATATAAATAATAAAATTGTTCCTAGCGATATTGCAGGCTCAGCATTCGACTTTGATAGCATTCAAAAGGGCGAGCTAGATCCAATAACAAACCATTATAGATTTGCAACTGGAGATATCTATGGTAAAGCTCTACCAAACGAGCCTCTAGACCGCTCTTATTTCACTAGCAACGTAAAGGCCGTAAACCAAACCGGCAATGATATTACTGTGTGGATTCCTACATACGAAACAGCAACAACATTTGAGCTAGAATATACAGCTACAGTAATGATAACATTTGGTGGCACTTATATATCTAATTCAAATGTCGAGCAATCACACGGAAGATGGGATTCAAAATGTTTGCTAAGATATAACAATGGAACTTCTTGGCAGAATTTAGATGGCACAAGAGCTTATACTTTCGAGGAAAATACAGCTGCTGCGGCAGGAACTAGAAATCCTGCATCTGGTTCTTTATCAGCCTACAGCAAAGTTAATGATGTTCCAGAAAGAGGATTCCGCAGATATATGTGCTATAACTGGATGATATCAAATTTAGCGCCAGGAAGTTATCAATTTATCGTAGCAGTAAATCCAAAATCAGAAGAAGGATACTGCTCAGCAAGAACCTTTACTTGCGAAGTATTCTACACTTAAGACGCGTATTAGTTAATTCCTACCAAAAGCAGGACCAGGCACAATTTTCATCTTGCTTTTATAATGCAGGTGGCTGCTTTTGGTAGGAATTTTCAATACCACATTCTACTTGTTGTCAGCCTATTGCATATG